CACAGTTTTCTCCTCACCTCGCCCGGGCGATAACTTCATTGGCGGGAATGACGTGGGCGAATCAGAAAGACGAAGCCCGTACCTACTCAAAAGAAGATGATGGGGAGGGTCTTGGAGACCCGAGCGACCCTGATTCAATCCTGCATAAACTATGGGAAGATGCTGATGGTAAGGGAATGAATTGGAGGACGCTATTCCAACGTGCCACCCTTAAAGCTATTGGCTACTCAACGCTATCGTTTCTCGTTGAGGGGCCTGAGACTGTGACCTCTGAGGATGGCAAGAAACAGACGATCAGAGAGGCCACCATAAAGCTAATTGATCCGCAATATATCCCCCGTAAAATCTACTCAAAAGAAAGTGGTTCTCTGATCGGCGTGATGCTGATGGAAATGGTAGACCTTTCTGATTCCTTTATGGAAGAGCCTAACCCTGAGTTGCATTACAGGATTTACGAGGTAAACGGCTATCAGGTATGGCGAATAAACGAAAAGAAGGATATCCCGGAAGTAGTGACTCCGTTCACGCCATACTCTCAGGCCGGGTTTACGTGGAAAACAGAATCGGGAATCCCGGTACCACCCGTTTTTACTGTCGATTTATCACTTCCCGCGAATCTCGGCTACATTCAGGCCCGGAGAGCAAACTCGCTGTTTAATCAAGAGAATACGCTCGAATTCCTGCTTTGGATTGCCTGTTTCCCCAAGCTCTTTGCAGACGTTATCAACCGTGAGGACGGGGCGTTCGATGAGCAGCTATGGAGCGAGATCAAGAAGCAGCTAAAAGCAGGTTCAAACCTCGTTCCCGGGGCGGGCAGTAAGTTTGCAGCACCACCGATGGAACCCGCTCAAGTCAAGCACGAAGTTATCAAGGAATTCCGGTCTGATTTCTACACGACTTTTTTCCTTGATATGGGAGACAAGGCCAAAGAGCAGACAGCAACCGAGATTGCCCGAGAAGAGCGTTCAGGGGTCGAGGCGATCCTAACCCTTATCACCCGGTTTGCCGATGAGTTCGAGAACCAAGCATTTTACGCTATTGAACAGGTCTACTTCCCGGATCAACCGGATTTATGGGGCGGTACTCGAGTAACACGGTCTACTGACTTCTCAGGAGTTGATATCGAGGATCGTATTGACCGATTAGTTCGCCGTCACGTTCCCGGGGGCTATCTACCTATTGATCCCGAGACAATAGCACAGCTCGCAATCACGTCACTCAGAGAGAACGGATATCCACTCGATGAGGAAGGGGAAAAAGCACTAATCGAACTCGCCAAGACCGGACTTGAGCGAGAAGCACAGTTTAAAGCACAAGCAGAAGAGTTTGGGGTAGTCGTTTAATATGGCTTGGAAAGAGAGATACGAGAAACTTGTAGAAGAGGCCCGGTTACACCTTCACCTCCGAATCCTCGGGGCCGTTGGAGCCATCACGAAGGCGTATGTCGATATGCTCGTTGAGATTGAGACCGCGTTCCCGGACGTGGAGAAGCTCACGAAAAAGCAAGCCGAGGTTCTGTCGCTCCGAATTATTGCGATCATAGCTGAATACTCGAGGCTCACGCAGGTCATAGTGAGAAGAGGTTCCTCTATGGCAGTAAGTACGGCTGTGGACGCACACGTTAGGGGCGCAACGGAGGCTATCGCGGAAGCGGGGGTGAGTATTGCCCTTGCGGGATTAGCGGGCGTCAAATCGAACGTGACGAAGTATGCACAGTCACGCCGGGGCAGTTTCTCGGGCAATGAGGGTGGACTTATCGAGGGGTGGACTGATCTCGGAGCAAAAGAGATCAATCACTATATCCGTAAGAATATTGGAAGGCCATCAAGGGAAGCGTCCGATCAACTTCTAAGGCAGGTGTCTCAGCATCCACACGTTGAGAAGGCGCTACGAAACCTCGGGGCGCGTGGCGAGGCAGTACGCCGGGGAATTACTCGGGCGGGCCGGGCGAAAGACGATATCGCTACGCCGGGCCGGGGTATGTACACGAACGCAAAGCGGACCCTTATCCACGAAATGAACTCGATGTACCACGAAGCCGATGCTCTCGCTTCTCACGAATCCCCAATGGTAGACCTGTTGCAATGGCACGTATCGGCACAACACGCTACAATGGGCCACGCTCCTGATGTTTGTGACGGACTAAAGGAATTGAATCTTCACGGATTCGGCCCCGGTATATACTACCCGGCTACGGTTCCCTCGCTGCCCCACCCGCACTGTCAGGACTACGTCACCCGAATAATGCGACCGCCTGAGAACTGGGGGGACCCGAAACGAACCCCGGTCATACCCCGCGTTCCCGGTGCAGAGGAAGTGAGAAAAGCTATGGAGGCCGTGAATACGCGACCCGGCGCAAAACCTGTTTCGAAGATCAAGACCGACAATATCCGGATTCAAGTCGAGCAAGCAACGCAGATTGCCCACGATGCCTATGTGGATTTTAATGGATAGTGAATACATTCCCGATATACGAATTTCAGTTCCCCTTGTCACAAGTCATGTTCATATTTGGCACGGACGATATGAACTGCAAGAATGGCTCAAGGAAAAAGGCATAGTCCTAAATTTCACAATGACGAAAGGGTGTGCTCTGTACCTCACAGATCCGGACGGGAGGGGGTGGATGGTTATGTTACTCCCCAAAAAGACACCGATCCCGACGATAGCGCACGAATGTATTCATATGGCGTGGCAGATTTGTGATCACATCGGTGTATCGGTTCGGTCAAAGGATCAGGAAATGCTCTGCCGGATAGCAGAATTCCTGTTGGATGAAATCCTGCAATTCAAGGAATACCGTAAACTCCCCTCTATCACGCGGGAAGCATTGGCCGGAACTTGATAGTCTCCCGGGGCTCCCCTTTTTTTAATAGACCCACTTGATAAAGACTGATTTTGTCCATACGTTCAATCCGGTGGTCGCTCATTGGCGATTTTCTCTAAGCCGGGGTAGTGGAAACATTGCCCCGGCGCGGAGATTCAACCCGCTCCTGACCTCTTGGAGAGCCTTTTACGTTCAAAGGCAAAAAAACGAGGGTATGCTACCCAAAAAACGAACGGTGTGGGCGTTACTGAAAGCCCCTAGACAACAACCTCAGGTATGAAAATCACAATCAAGATTGGAGATCAGACTCACGAAGTAGATCACGAAGATGCAAACGTGACCTTTGAGCAGGGTTTGGTGGTAACTCCTCAAGCAAGTTTTAACACAGCGATTGAAAACGCTAAAAACTCGCAGAAGAAAGCCACAGAAACCGAGTACAAAGGAAAAATCGCTGCACTTGGATCTGACGATGAGCATTTCCGCTCGATTGCGACTGCCCGGGGGATATCGCTTGATGACAAGAATTTACCTGTCTCAAAAGACGATCCCGAGTTACTCAACAGAATCAAGCAACAGGTCATAGGCGAACTTGTTACTCCCCTCCAAGCAAAAGTCGATACGTTAACTGATCAGGTAGTCTCCGGACGAAGTGATAGGCTGATGAATCGAATTCACAAAGCAGCACCGGAGGCCGGAGTCAAGGAGTCGAGACTGAGGACGATATTTAAAGGGCAACACCCTGAGTTTATCCAATCGGTTGCTACGATGTTCACCTTCGATGAGGAGCGGGACGATTTTTACTTTAAGGATGAGCTAGGAAACCCCGTCTATGACGGCGCGAACTATGCGGGTCCTGATAAGCTATTCGTGAAGCTCCGCAAGTCTGATGAATCAGGAGACTACTTTGAGGATCGTAAACCGGAGGGTACCAAGTTTGGTGCTACTGGCAGATCGGGACAAAAAACAGTTTCTAGTCAATCAATGGCGCAGGGTGACGTAGATGTTGAGAAGATCGCATCAGGGGAGATCACAGTTGTCTAAGTGGGCCTGAGATCCGGTAAAACCAACCGAATCAAATGGCAGCCAACGATCTAACGCAAGTTGTTCCTCAGATTCTCGCACAGGGCCTTTTGGCATTGCGTAGTCAGACAATTTTGCCGTTCCTAGTAAACCGTAATTACTCTTCTGAGGCTGCGGAAATCGGGGACACCATCGACGTAAACATTCCATCTGCTATTGCAGCAGCAGCCGTAACAGCGGGCGCAACGCCACCTGCTACGGAAGGAGTGGCTCCGACCAAAGTTCAGATCCAATTGAACAAATGGTACGAAGCAGCTTTTTATCTCACGGATAAAGAGCAGAAAGAGGCTATGAAAGGGACAATCCCAATGCAAGCCTCCGCAGCCGTGAAATCCCTAGCAAATCAGGTGAACTCTGATATATTCGCTGAATACAAAGGTATTTACGGGTATGTAGGGACGGCAGCAACAACCCCATTCGCATCCACCCGCGCAGTAGCGACTCAGGCTCGTAAGACCCTGTTGAATCAGAACTCACCGTTGGGAGACCTTCGAATGGTTCTTGATCCGGATGCAGAAGCAAACGCTATTGACCTTTCTGATTTCGCTGACTCTGGCTTCTCTGCTGATTCAGGAATCATCAAAGAAGGTGTCATTGGTCGCAAAGTCGGCTTCGACTGGTTCGTTGATCAGCAGGTACCAACGCATACAGCAGGAACGCTATTGGCGAGTCCTCTTGTTAACGGTACACCTGCCGTTGGCGCTACCACGATGAATATTGATAAAACCACGTTGACCGGAACGGTCGTTGTTGGTGATATTTTTACTATCGCCGGAGATTCCCAAACCTACGTGGTCACGGCTGCTGCTACGGCTGCTGCTAACGCCTTGGCAGGATTGGAATTCCTTCCCGGATTGGTCGTTGCCCCTGACAATGATGCGGTTATCACGTTCAAGGCTTCTCACGTTGTAAATATGGCGTTCCACCGTGATGCTTTTGCCCTTGCGACCCGTTCGCTTGAGGCAGAGGGTAATGGTCTTGGAAACATCATCCGTACAATCTCAGATGCTAAGTCGGGCCTTACGCTTCGATTGGAAGTATCTCGGGAGCACAAGCGGACCCGATGGAGCTTTGATATCCTTTATGGCGTCAAACTCGTTCGCGCTGCCCTCGCTGTCAGAGTCGCGGGTTAAAGTTGGGTAGCTCATCATCTTGCCTCCTAGTGAGGTGATGCCAACCCGCGTTATCGTTACTTGAGCGACCACCACCTTTTTTGTTCAAGTAAAAAAACGAGGCCCTGAATTATGGCAAAGCTACCTACTGTAAAAGTCGTCAATGATGATGGTTTTGCAGTCATAAACGAAACCGATTTCGATTCCAAGACGATGGAACTGTACGATGAGACAAAAAAACTGTCTGCCGTCGAAAAGTTCGCTCTCGAGAATGACGTAAGTCTCGATGATGTTGTCGGAACCGGGAAAGGTGGGGCTGTTACCAAAAAGAACCTCCAGGAATTCCTAGATCAAGCCGAGTAATACCCAATGTCCAAGATCATTGACGGCAAATTTGTAGCAGAGGAAAACGTCCTCTACGAGAATCAGCAACCCCTTGACGATCTAGGGAATGCTATTCTTGTTCACGGTTACGAGTTGGCCATCATTGAGTCTAAGCGGATTCTTGGAACAACCCGGTACGATGAGATAATTGCGCTTGGTGCCTCGAGCGCGTTCTACCAAACTTTGAAGTCGGTGGTTGCGAGGATAGCGTTGTACTATTCATTCAACCGCCTCAACCTCAGAGTTACCCGGAAAGGCGGATTCGTCCGCTCATCCGGGATGGTGGAAAATACCCTTGATATTATGAGCTACCGGGAATCCATTGGGTACCGGAATCAGATATTGAAAGAGGGGCATATCCTACTGTCTACCCTGCATACCTCGACCGGGCTTCAACCTTACGGAACAAGCCCCGGGAACGATACGGTTTACACGTTATGATCAAGATTATCGCCAATTTCGATATCGGGAAGGAATATGAGCAGATGTATGATGCTCTCCGGCGCGAATTGAATATGATAGGCGGTGATATTAGGCGTTATATCATAAACGTGTTAGAGGCAGCAGGGAAGAAGGCCACAGGAGACCTGATCAACTCGATAGAGGAGGAGGTTCGGCTTGAATTGTTTACCTCAATCCTTACGGTTGGTCCAAACTCAGACGCTCCTCACGCCATCTTCGTTGAAGAAGATACTCCCCCCCGATGGGTCCCGATTGCTCCCTTGAAAAAGTGGGCCCGGGACAAATTCGGAGCCTTTGGAAAAGAAAAGGACAGTATCGCTTACGCCGTAAGGTGGAAGATTCACAAGAAAGGGACAAAGGGAATCCATTTTATGGATCAAGCCTTTGCGTTTTACAACCCTTTGATAGAGCCTAAAATGAACGCCGTCATAAGTCGGTTTTTATAATGCAGACCAACGTAGATAAACTCATAGCTGCCGGACTTGCCGTAAAGGTGAGGGATTCGTCTGTGCCTCTTTTTGCAGAGGTATCAGATGAACCCGCAAGCGAGTATATCAAATATCCTGTCTTGGTTATTTACGACCGGGATATGGATATGGAACAGATTTCCTCCGGACTCAGGGACTCCTATGAAGGGACAATGCAGTACGGAGTATGGATTATTGACGCTCCCCATAACCCCAACGGGAACGGTGGGTCTTACTCGAACTTGGACACTATGCGGTCAAAGTTCCTGAAAGCAGCCTCCGAGCAAACCCGATTCCATATTCAACGTGTCCGGTCAAAACAACTAAAAGTTATGATCGGTCAAGACGAATGCTTCGTGGACCGTATCGGCCTCACGATAAATGATTCCTTCAAAGCAGCCTAACCCCTAATACAATGCATATTTCAGCAATTCATTTCGCAACAAACTACACTTGGGGTTCCGGTGGTTCTCCTACGTGGCAAGCCATTACCGATTTTCTCGCAGAGGATCTCGAGCCGGGCCTTGAAAACATTATCGCAACCCGTATGGGAGAAGGCGGTGATGAACAAGACGGCGTGGAACTAAACGGTGCTTTTCTTGCTCTTGGAGCCACGCTTCCGGCAGCAGGAACACGTACTTGGATTCGCTTTACAGGCGAGGACAATGCGGGAAACTCCGTAGCGTTGGTCAATGGCGGTGCGCGTGGTTGCCGAATCCGCGTGGCCAAATCGAATATGCGACCCTCTGGCGGTGGCGAAAGTTTCAATAGGATCGAGTTCTCATCGACAGGTGGCAATTCAGGTTCAACGATTGAAACAGATCAAACCTAAGTCATAACCTAGTTTCCCGAAAAACAGGAACCCCAAATGCACATTTCAGGAATTTCATACTGCCCCGACTATCCATTCGGTCAAACGAAAGGAACTGGTACTGGATATCTCGTAAACAATGGTGGTGGATATGCTGCCGGAGCCGTTACGATTGCCCTTGATACCGGGTCCGGCACAATCGCTATTGGCGATATGATAACCTTTGCGGGCCACACTACGGCCTACAAAGTCCTGACGGCTTTGGCTGCGGGTTCTTTAGTGCTTGAACGTGGACTCACGGATGCCGTAGCCGATAACGCTGCGGTGTCCGTTGGGCCTAATTGGGTTGATATCACGGACTTCTTAGCGGAGGACCTTGAACCCGGCCTTGAGAGCATTATTGGCGTTCGGATGGGAGAAGGTGGAGACGATCAGGACGCGGTGGAGCTTGATGGCTCTGTTCTTGCTTATGGATCAAATCTGCCTACCCCGGGAGAACGTCAATGGATTCGCTTTACAGGCGAGGATAACGCCGGGGCAGCCGTTAAACTCGTCAATGGTGGCGAAAAGGGTTGTAGGGTGTCAAACGCAAAATCGAATCTTCGTCCTGCTGGTGGTGGTGAAAACTATACCCGGATCAGCTTCAAGGCCACAGGCGGGAATTCAGGATCAACTATTGAAACCGACAGGACTGCGTAAAATGTTTTTCAACCGAAGAAAAAGGCGGGAAGCACAGGGCAAGTTCAAGCTTACCTTCAAAACTCCTGTAACCTTTAATCGGCTCGAGCGGGCTTGCCTTGCTATTGGAGCCGAGATTGACCGAGTGATAGAAAACCCTCAAGCGGTACTCGATTCTCTCGACCTAACGGTTGATCAACTCCAAGCATTCTGTGATGCTGTTCTCGTAAAGCCCCCTAAGTTATCAAGTATGCCCATAGACCGGGCAAGTGGGATCGGGTACTACGTCATTACGGATTTTTTTTTGCACAGCTTCATGGAGCGTTGGAAAGGGCGAACGCTCGCCTCATTCCCCTCTTCAAAAGAGCAGGTAGGCCGGGTGCTTCGGGGAGCGTTACAGTAATGAGGGTTCTTGCAGCCCTTGATTCAGACGGTAATCCTCCCCCTTATTCGGAGTATCAACGGATCCTAAATGACGATATAGAAGAAGTTTTTGTGTTTTGGGGTAGAATATCAGTTAATGGTGCCCACTTAAAGGACCAAATAAAGAGTTAATAAAATGGCCCGAAATCGTACCCTGAACATCGAAGTGGTCCTAGATGAAAAAGGGGCCGTTAAGGGCATTAAGTCTCTCGATGGAGCGGTTAAGTCTCTCGAGAAACAATCCGACAAAACGGGCAAGGCGGGATTTAGCCTCGGTCAGTCATTCAATATGGCGGTCGGGAATCTTATGGCTTCGGCAATCCAAGCAACGGGCCGGGCAATAAAGGAGTTGGCCCGGCAGGGACTCGAAATGATCGGTCGTGGTTCTGAACTCATAGAGACGCAGAACAAGTTCAACGTAGTATTTGGAACCTCCACCAAAAAGGTAGATGAGTTCCTAGACGTATGGGCGAATATGGCGGGCCTAACAAAGGCGGTCGGTCAAGAAATGACCTCGACCTCCGCGTTTATCCTTCAAGGTATTGGGGTCTCAAAAGATGCTTCGGCAGACCTTTCAATCCAGATCGCGAAAACAGCCGGGGACCTGACTTCGTTTATGAACGTCCCGGCAGAGCAGACTTTCCGGGCAATCAACTCAGCACTTCTTGGAGAACGTGAGCGATTGAAGCTCCTGGGCGTGACGTTGAGTGAGGAAGAAATCAAGGTTGAAGCGTATTCTCAGACCGGGAAGAAGTTAACTCAAGAGTTGACCAAGCAAGAAAAGGTCCTAGCTACCCTGACGTTGATTACGAAAAAAGCGGGTCCTGCTATGGGGGACCTTGAGGCCACTCAGTTTGAGGTCGCAGCGCAGACAAGGCAGTTCACGGCCCGAGTAGAGGACCTGAAAGATATGTTCGCCGGAGAGTTGATCCCCGGAGTAAAGGACACCATCACGGAATTAAACAAGTTCTCTCAACGTGACGATGTTTCCAAGTTCGTAAAGGAGATGGGGAAGGCTGTTGCTGAATCGCTATCGACAGCCCTTGATCTTATAATTAGCACGATTGACTTTCTCGTTAAGTACAACGGAGAGATCAAGGAGGCAGCACAGATCACGGCTATCCTTACGGCTGCGCTTATTGCGTACCGTACCGCCGTATTTATAGCGACTATTGCACAAAAAGGGCTCAACCTTGCAATGGCATTGAACCCAGTAGGCGCAGTCGTGGCAGCAATCACGATCCTGATAGGACTTATGTACAAGTTCAGGAAGGAAATCGCTGACGTTGCTGCTAAATGGCTTCGCTTCTTTGGTATCGTTGTTAATGGTGTTTCTAGTCTGCTAACCGCCGTTGAAAAGCTCGGTATTTTCTCCGGGGCAGTAAAGGGTTTAAAAGGTCTCGTAGATGATGCCAACGACAGCTTGGCTACGTTCGCTACCCGGCTTGATGATGTTGGGGAATCGGCAACGTCCCTTCCGGGTGTTGGTGATAGCGGAAGTGGCGCCAATTCAGGATCAGGTAGTGAAGAGGAAATCCCACCGATAATAGATGATGAGGCACTAAAGAACGAAGCCGAAAGGATTGCCAAGTCTACCCAGTTATTCAAGGAGAACAATTCCCTGAAACTGGCCCAACTTGCAGAATATCACGATGCCGTTCTCCTTCTCGAGAAAGAGCAGACAGCGACCTTGTTATCAAACGAGGTTAACGGGTCGGATGAGTTCTTTAAAGTCGCTCAGGCCCGCGCTGCGAAGCTCCTTGAGTTAAAACAAGAGCAAGAAGCGGACGTACTTGCATTGACTCAGGAGTTTTCGGCTGCTGAACTCGCGTATACCGCCGAAGTGGAAGGGCAGGAAAAGGAACGCCTAGCAGAAATGGATGCTGAGTTCTTGGCTACCAAGCAGGAACAGAATGCAGCCCTTTTAGCACTCCAACAGGAGCATATGGCAATACTGCTTGAAGCGGGCATTGCCAACGCAGAAGCACAGGAGGCCCTATCAATTAGGGTCGCAGAAGCGAAAGAGGAGGAGGCCCGGCGCGTACAGTCTGCCGTGCTAGATATTATCCAGTCGAACCTTTCGGAATCCAAGTCCGCAAAAGAGGCTTTGGCATCCGTATTGAACTCGGTTCGGTCTGCAATCAAGGCCCGCCTAGCCGAATCAATCGCCACGCAAATTGCGAAGATTATCAAAACGGTACCATTCCCGTTCAATATTGGAATCGCTGCTGCTGCCGGAGCCGGAATGAGTATGATATTCAACGCTGCCGTTCCCAAGTTTGAGCGCGGTGTACGTGGTTTCTCGGGTGGTCGCGCCATCGTCGGTGAACGTGGTCCAGAGGAGGTTATCCTGCCTCGAGGCTCACACGTTATCCCGAACGCGCAATCGAACCTCGGTGGATCCGGTGGCGGTGTGATGGATCTCAAGGGCGTTATCAAAGGGGAAGATATATGGATCGTGAATCAACGAATCACGGACCGCTATGATAGAGGAGGACTAAGCTGATGGCGTGGGGCACAAAATACAGAGAGACGTTTGACACATTAGACGGTGTTCACTCTTACCAAATAGACTTCAAGTTCAAGGGTTACGGCGGGGGCATCACCGCGGTTGAACTCGCTCATCCGTTCTTGGTCCTCAAGTACGGCTCTGGAGGGGTTGCTGATCTGCTAAAATGGAATATGGCCTCTCAGGCAGAGGTTGTTGTTCACGATGATAGTTCAGGCACTTTCCGGACGGATATCTCTGAATCAGATGAGGATGAGGTAATAATTGAGATCGAACGAGATTCGGCCCTGTTTTGGGCAGGTTTCGTAAAATCCGAGATTCAGTCAAAACCCCTTAATGACACAGAGCGGAATGTTACCGTTAGGGCATTGTGTGGAATAGACCTTTCAAAAGGTCGGGCCTACGATAATTCGGGGACTAACTACACCGGGCGTGAAAAACTATCCGTAGTCCTTTCAAGAGCATTGGCGAAGATCGGTGTTGATCTTGGGATCGATTCAAATAATTTTGCCTCGAACTGGTACCCGTTCCGGGACTCCTCAGATATCTCCGGAGACCCGCTTAATACGGTTGAACTAAATCAGAGTTGGTTATTAGCCGATACGGGAGCAACCTATTCGGCCTACACAGTAATGAAGGAAATCGCATCTCGTTTCGGAATGCGGGTGATGCAGGTCGGAGGAAAGTGGTTTGTTACTCAGTCCTACTTAACCCGGGGTGCATCCTACACGGTATATGAGTATGATGCCTCCGGAACGGCGGTGACGTCCGCTTCAATAGGAACCGTTACCCCTATCGTCGTTGGTTCAGGCGTGGCGGGCGCGAATGATATTGAGTTAACTGTTGATGGTGAAATCACAGGAGCCTCGGCACTACGCAAGTCCAAGACTAAATACATTCACGGAATACGGGACGAAATCCTCATTGAAAACGGTGATTTCGAGGATATCACATCATCTGAACCTGATAACTGGACCGCATCAGCAGTTGGGGCGGGCGAGTCGTATGCGCGTGGACACAACTCAACTAATTCACTAGCCTTTGACTCGGTAGTCTACACCTCCGGCCCGGTTGCTAACCTTGCCACGAAAAACAGGTCTCAATCTGCCGGGTTTATAAATGCCGACACTCAAATGCAGTTGTCAGGTATGTTTCGCGCCCTCAAGATTGACGCAGAAGGAGATGGAACGTGGGTCAACTCACGCCTTTCCCGTCCTATGTTTTGGTCCCTGTCTCAGCAGGACCTATCGGGAGATTGGCTTGCTTATGACGATACGGACGAAACGTGGAAATCCGTTTTATCGGGTGTTTACTACAAGAACAGGGTTGACGCGCTGCCTCATTCGTGGAAGTCGCTAAAGCGTATTGTTGCAGCCCCGGGGACACCGGGGAAAGTGTGGTTACACCTTTGGAACGGTGTCGACACCGTTGATCTTGGTTCATCATCGTATGAGATTGATAAATTCCTTTGGGACCAAGTCGGCCTAACTCCTCTCCCGAATGGAGAGACTGTTACGAAAGGCATTGAAACGACTCTTGAGAACACAGTAGCAATCAATTCCAAAACCGACGATGGATACGAGTTCATCCTCGGTGATGGCCCGAGTGAAATACACATTTCCCGGCTAACGTTTTCGGACGGTGGTGTGGATATACCAACATCAGGTTGGCAGTCCGGGGCTTACTCAGGAGGCTCGACTACCGGGAATTCTATTGACTACCTATGGAACAAGGAGAACCTGATTCAAGGGAGGACTATTCA